CACTTCGGGAAGCTTAGATATGTACTGACGTTCAACAGAGAAGCCGACTCCAGTACCGCAGAGGAGGATGTACATCGCTTCGTCGAAGCTCTTAGGGTCATCTACGGGTAGGTATGAACAGTTGTAACCTGCTGTGTTGTCACGCTCTAGCGCTGGGCCAGCAGTCATCATAGCTCTCATGGATGGCATGATCTCTAGACCTACGATAGCTTGTTCTAGGTCATGCTTAGTCTCAGCATCTACCTTGTCACCAATGACGTTAGTAGAGTAGCGTGTTACTGTGTCATCCCATGACTCACGTCCGTAGTTATCAAAGTACTTAGCGTAACGTGACTTATGAATAAATGATTGGTAGTCTGTTGGTAGGTAGTTGCTCATGATTTTTGTTTCACCTCTATCTGTTTAATCTCTGCATCTATATCGTATACAACATCCTGTATAAGTTCCTTAACGGTTTGCTCATACATATCTTCTGATATAGGAAGTATGTTGTCTTCTTCATCTATATCTATTGTCATTCTAATGTCAAACTTCATGCCGCCTTTTCCAGTAAATCAGTAAGATCGGGCTTCTTATAGTTTGGCCCTTTCATAACCTTGCCATCTTCACGTAGTATAGGGTTGCCGTTACTGTCTAGCTTAGACATGTTACTGTCATGCACACGTGCAAATGCTTCCATAAATACATCCTCACCGTAGTACCTTAAGCCTTCCTCTAATGCACGGCTCACCTGCCCTTGCTGCTTGAGAGACTTCTCTCGTTCATCATCACGCATTAGCATTCCTATATGTTCAGGTACTGTAAGAGATAACCCTGTCGATACATATAGTAGATCACATAGTTCCTTCAAGTGGTTATGTGTACCGAATGTTTCAGCACGAAACTCTGCTAGCTCTTCATCAATCAAGCTGATCCACAAGCGTGGGTCTAGTGATCCTTTGAATGCTACAATAAAGTCTGCTACTTTCTCGTGTGGCATACGTGGGCGCATTGCTTCTATGTCATCTTCGTTTATCATTTATATTTCTCCGTATAGCGTTTGCGTAGTCTGTTAAGATACCAGATAGCTTTATCAATATCTTCAAGACCATTCTTGTATTCGTGCCGCCAGAGATACTTTAGTACGTTAGCTGCGTGTGGTGCTGTATGTCCTGACATGTTCTCAGTCATAGCTTCGATAGCCTCAATGCATTCAATGCCAGCCTGGTTGTAATGAACAGGTTTGTTTACTGGATCAATGTCATCTTCAAGTAGCATACTCTTTAGTGTTGGTTCTATCTTCATGCGTTACCCTTCGTCTTAGTCCATGTGTTCAGTGTATATACATTACCTTCACGTGTAACCTCAAGCTCTTCTTCTTCATCGTCAAGTCCCATGAGATAGTTACGATGTTCTTCTACTAAGTCATAAACGTCAGGGTGCTCCGATGCTACATCAAGGAATGCCGACATCAGGGTAGCTACATTCATGATGTGTGCCATCACAACGTTAGGCACTGGGTTATCCTTAGATGATACCAACTCAATAGAGCAGTCACCATCCCAATCTTCTTCGTAGTTCTGTGGACGTATTACGATAGCTAGTTCATCGTCCCTTAGTGTATGCCCCATTATACTTTCCTTTTTGTTTTAACTTCTATTCGTTTGACTTTGATCTCTTCACCGTCTTCTTTTAACCACTCTTCGGGTATCACACGGTGCGCCCACTTAAAGCCATACTTGTCACACCAATCACAATACCTAGACTTAGCACCTTTGTACAACCTTGAGTTAGCATTACTGAATACAAACCGTATGTCTAGCTCAGGGTGCTGACGCTGTACCTCACGGTGTTTGCGTCTATCTGCTGAATCGAAGATGCCTTTAGTTTCTATTATGATTCCGTTGTCAAGCACGAAGTCAGGTGTGTAGGTACGATACTTTAAGTCTTCCCACTCTACCTTAAGCTGTTCGTATCTGACTTTCTTTTGCTTAGGTTTAAGCCACGCAGCAACCTCTTTCTCTAGGCCACTGCGATAGCTCTTTAAGTGTGTACGTCTAGCCAAGATCAACCTCTAAGTACTCAGGCTGTACTAACACGTAGTCTACCATAGGCGGTTGCTGTGCTGTAGACTTAACAGCAGGTAGCGTCTGTAGGTTAGGCCAGCACTTGTGTTTGAATGAGCAGAAGCCACACTCAGAACCAAGCTTTAGGTTACCTGTAGCCTTACGATAGTGAGTCTCAGGGACAGCCTCATAGCAACGCTCAAATGGTTTGTCTTCATTGATGTGTGACACAGTAGCTTCGACTCGTTCAAGTACTTCACCAGTGTCTACACCTGATGCATCTACATACTTAAACTCACCATTAGCTTTGTTCACTACCCACCAACCACCAACGTCTAGCTCTGCTGCAGTAGCGTAGCCAACTAGCTGTGGGATATACCCGAAGCCATCACCTTGTGCTAATGCTTCTAGGCTAGCAAACTTGTTCTTGTATGACCAGGGTGATGCAGACTTAACGTCATCCACTTTGCCATCCATAACCATGTCGTACTCACCATTGATCTCAGTGCCATCACTAAGCTTAAGCGTAACGTTATCGTTGTCCTTGAAGTCAACATCAGCAGCACGAAGAAGTCCTTTAAACACTGCCTCTACAATATCACCAATGATCATGTTCATCAGAAAGTGGGGAGGTAGAGGTGTTTTATCTTCAGGTTCATTCTTCTCAAACCACAACTGACAAGTCGGACGCCCAATGTTGGACATCCGTAGTTTAAACTTGTCACGTGGACCGCTGCTGAACTGTTTCTCTAGTGCAGCCTCAACATCCGCAGCTACTTGCTTACGGATGTCTTCAGCCATGTCTGTCTCGCCCTTAGTAGCACGTGCTAAATAGTCGTAGACAGCTAGTTCAGCATGATGGTTCATTAGTCTGCCTCTTCTACGTTGACAAACTCTGCCACAACAGATGCATCAGCTTCAGAGATAGTCTCTTGGTTCTTCTCGTCCCACTGACTTAAGATGTAAGAGTTCTGGTATTCGATGTACTCCATGAAGTGTTTCAGGGTGTCCTGATCTTCAGGGGTAATGTCTACCTTGTCACCTGCGTTAAGCTTCATGATAGCGTAGTCGTTACCATTAGGTAGCTTAGCTTCATCAGCAGCTAGGTTGAACGTGTACTGAATAGGTAAGATGTTCTTACGTGTCAGTGAACCCAGCGCATTGTCTAATGACTTAGTGCTTGATGGTGGAACCTCATACACAAACGGTACTGGATCAGTGATAGCACCTACAGGATTACCTGCTTCGTCAATGCAATCATTAGCAGTTAGCATACCAAAGATAATCTTCTTACGCTTGATGCTACGGATCAGGTTCTTTGTCTTCTCAGGCACAGAGTCCCAATCTTCAATGTAACCTGTTGGTCTACCCAAGTTGAAGCCACCCATATTATCTTTCAGGTCACCCTTCAGGTCTGTACTCATGACAGTCTTCAACATCTTCTCTTCAGATGAATCCCACTTACTCCACTGTTGACGCACAGCAAAGATACGAATGCTAGGGTTGATGCTATAGACTACATTGTCTTCGCCTTGTGTGATCTTGTATGAACCTGATGGTACTACCTCAGTCTTGACTGACTTGCCATTGACTTCGATGTTACCCATGATGCCGTTGTGGATCAAGTTAACCCGTGGTAGCGACACACTCTTTGTCTCACCACCTGATGATGATACACCAATGGCTTCAGCCAAAGACATACCAAGATCGTTTGCGATTGCTAGTTCTGTACTCATACTTACTTCCTTTTCGTAAAGTTAAAAGATGCTTAGTTATACTCTAAACGTCAGACATGTCAAGCCAATTATCACCAAGTTTTGCTTCTAATAATAGAGGCACATTCATGGTAACACCATAAGCCTTTTCGACTAAAGAGTTTAGGTCTTCGTTCATATCCGTAATAGTTTGTATTACTTCTTCAGTCTCGTCTGGATGTACATCAATCACTACAGAATCATGCACAGAATTAACTAAGCATGACTGCATATCCATAAGCCTACGCTCTATCTCACACAGCACAACAGGCACAACATCACCTGTAGCAAAGCCTTGTACTGGATAGTTCTTGATCATCGTGAAGTGTGTAACGCTACCGTTGCTACGTCTTGTCACATCAGGGAAAGCGTACTGTCTTCCGCTAACATTAGTGATCTTCATGAACCGCATAGCTTCATCAGCTAACTTCTTGTGCCACTTGGCTACGCCTTGGTATTTCTGTGTGAAGTGTTCGTAGTATGCAGCTACAGCTTTTGATCTACCGTATCCAGTAGCGCCGAAGAGTGGGGCAAAGGTGTGTGCCTTGGCTTCCTGGCGTGTAGTTGGTTCGCCAGCATCAGTAATAACTTTTGCTGTGTACGAATGTACATCGAATCCTGTTGCAATTTCTTCCATCGCTGTTTCATCTTGTGCCAAGAACGCTGCTGTCCTAAATTCGAGTTGCGCAAAGTCTGCCTCCATTATTTTACCGTTGTTCCATCGTGATACAAACACACGCTTCACGGGGAAGGTTCCACCTCTTGGCATGTTTTGCATGTTGGGATTGCGTCCAGAGAATCTACCTGTACTTGTGATGTGCTGAGTGAGTCCAACGTGTAGCATCCCTGTGGTTGGCTTTCTATAAATGTCGATACCATCAACAAAGCTACTAAGGTAACTAGAAACAGCAGATAGCCTTTTAACATCAGTAAGAAAGTCCACAGCGCTATCCATCCCGTTGTTCTTAGCAGTCGCAATGAGTACATCCAAGTTGTCTTTGCCTGTGCCAAACCCATTAGCCGTTACCCACTTCTTACTTGGTGCAGCAAAGCATAGCCCTGCCATCTTGTTGATCTTTGTTAGTTGATAGCCACGTGCATCGCAATCCTTACAGTTGTTAGGTTTCTTGAAGCGTGTACCATCCTTCTTTACTTTGTACGTTTTACCTTCCCCATTGCATGTCGGGCAGGTGAAAGCCTTGGTACGTAGTATCGGAGTCGTGTTAGCTTTAACCGCCGCTTTAAACTCTTCTTGTGTTTCAACATAGTCGAAGAGCGCTGCCCATTCCTTTTTGTTATTGACCGCAACTGAGAATACAACTTGGGACATTTGCTCTGGAGAGTTGAGATTGATAGGTGTATCCCCCATAAGTTTCCTGACTTGTTGCTGAAGACGTTCTTCGATCTGCGCTTTCTCATTCTGAAACTCCTTACGCACTACTTCAATGGCGTTGTTATCCACACAGAATCCTGACATGTACATTCTTGTGAGGGTTTTGCAGGTGTTGAAGGTGACTTCTCTGACTGGAAGAAGGGAAGCTGATTCTGGTTGGGCGTAGTCATGTTCTTGACTGAGGAACAGCTCACGAGTTGTGAGCAGATCATGCCTGAGATAAAAACTAAGCTCGTTGAGAGGTATTTCATTTGTGTTGTATCCTTCCTTGAAGTAACGCTTCAGCGTGTCATCCTTCTGGAAGTCTAGCTGTCTGCGTTCAGAACATGCCTCTAACCCTACAGGTATCTTCTGCCCACGTACAAGCAAATACTCTGCTAGCATCGTGTCATAGATAGGACCGTCATACTTGTAGCCACATTCCCATAGCCACATCAAGTCGTGCTGTGCATTGTGCATGATCAACAGTGTTGTCATATCCAAGATAGATTGCAAGGTCTTTCTACCTGCACCACTGTTATCTTTGTACTCCACGTGATCAAGCGTAATGATGTTCTCGTTCTTCCAGTTATCTACATCAAGCACACCTACCTGTGTCAGTGTGTTGCCTGGCTCGAAGGGGTCCATCATCTTCTTGCCATCACGTTTAGTTGTTGTGTTCTCTACATCCAATACATTACGCAAGGTACTGACTCCGTTCACCGTCTAACTCACAGTGTACTACACCATGCCACCCACCTTTGAGTTTGTTCTTGGCAATGTTGAGGTGACGTTGGTTACTCTCTTCGTCATCCTGACCTTCAACAGGTTTGTTCTTACTGATCAGTACCATCAGGTCAGCCTCTGCTGCCTTGCCTGTCTTCGATCCTTCTAGCATTGACTGATCTACACGTACCATACCTTCAGCTACAGCAGATAGCTGTGACATCCAGATGATTGCACACTTGTATTGCTTAGCGATATTACGTGCATGGATAGCTGCCTCTTTAAGATACACATCTGACTTGTCACTTGTCTTAGCTGCAAACTTATCACCCATGTCTAGTACTACAATGTCTGGCTCGTATGCTTTTACGATAGCCTCTACCCATGACATGTCTTTACCTGTGCTATCCTTGATAAAGATGTTCTCCTTGACAGGCTTGTAGCGTAACGCAGCGACAGGCATGTTGTTCTTAACTTCATCCATGCTCATGCTAGTAGCTGCACTAAGGTAACGTGCGCCAACACGTTCATAGCTTTCCTCGTTACAGAGGATCATACACTTAGCGCCTTGGTGTGCGAAGCCATCTGGTGCAGCGATAGTGCTAGCGTGGAAGCTAGTCTTACCTGTGTTAGGACGTGCACCTACAACAACTAAGTGACCACCACTAATACCCTCAACCTTACGGCGTAGGGATGGTATGTTCCACTTCCATTGTGACTGGATGTCGTTAGCTTCAAGCAATGTCTCAATGCTGATGTCATCCCAATCTACTTTGAGGTTAGGCATGAAGTCATCTTGATAGTCACGCAGTAAGTTACGCAATGGTTCAAGTGTGTTCTTGCTACCGTTAACATAGTCAAAGCCAAGGTTAGCAATCTCTTCACCGACTACTTGTTGGAATAGCTTAGACAATACATCATCAGCTATCTCTTTGTTGAGTGGGTTCTCTCTAGCAATCTTGTTGAACAGATCACGGAACGCTTCTTTGTTAGCTGTGGTCATGCTGTTGTTGCCAGCATAGAAGAGAGCTTCTAACTCAGATGGAGTCAGTGTCTTCTCATACGTATCCATAGCATAGTCTAGTGTCTGCTTGATCTTACGTACATCTTTAGTGAATATCTTATCAGGGCAACGGATACCCTTGTGGTTATCATAGAACTCTTTGTCCATAAGTGTACGGATAAGTGCTAGTTCCATCATGTCGTGTCTCCTCTAAGACTGTGGCTAGGCGTACTCTTTCTTCTTTGTGTACTGCCTATCCTGTATTTCCTTCTGTAAGTATGCGATCTCACACTGGATCAACTTACGCTCATATGCTTCAAGCTTAGGGTGCTGAAGCTTAGCTTGCCATTGCTTTAGTTCTTCTTGTAGCTCTTTCATTTCACATCTCCTTGTGACCAGTAGTCCCAACTTTCAATATGCCCACCGTCATATACAGCGTCAAGTGCATTGTCAAACTTTTTGTTATTGATGTACATGCGACACGCTTCTAGTACTTCGTCAACAGGTAGGTCAACGTAGACATAACCAAGCGGTACACGGGTATCAACGATTGCTGTTTTTGGCGGGTTGGAATCTTGCATAGAATGCTCCTTCAGGTGACTTAAGTGCAGCCATGATGTCTAGTAACTGCTGATATGTTATAGATATAATCTCGTGTCTGTTTAACTCTTCGATGAACTGGCGAAGGAATACTATCCCATCATCAGCTATGATAACTTCGATGTCCTCACATGTATCCGATTCATCTAGTGACTTAATGATAGATGCATCAGGTTCAAACTCTACAGTATACATTACTCTTCCTTCTCGTACCTTATGTGATCTTCTATAAAATCATACACAACCTGGATGTCTAGCTTAGCTGCTGCACAGTATAAGACTAGCTTCAGTCCTTCTTCTTGCAGTAGCTTGGCACAGTTACTATCAAGGCGGAATTGGTAGGTGGCACTGCCATCCTCGTGTTCCTCTACCTGTTCAACTCCAATCATCCCAGTCATATCAATCCTCATAGGCTCTGAGTGCTTCCCAGGATACAGGGAATAACTTCGCCATCTCATCATCTATATAGTTAGCCACGATCTGTGTTTCAAGTTGTGTGTCAGGCTTACATCGTAGGCTGCACATCTTATGCATTGCTTTCATAGTGCCTGACCAGTACCACTCTGTCATCATCGACTGTGGTAGCACCATACGTGCTTGCTCTGGTGCTACACCTTCATCAAGTAGCTGCGTATATACACCTAGCATCGTGTCATTAAAGTAAGGTACGTTAGCGTTACTCTTAACAATACCATCACTACCCTGCTTCTTGTCTTCACTACGCCCACGCCAAACATCAGGTTGATAAAACTCAGGCTCTTCATCCACGTATCGTCTACTTATTTCGTTCCAAATCGTGTACTCATGTTTCTGAAGCTGACGAGCTACAAAGATAGGAGCTTTGACGTGGAAGGTAACAAACGTGTGGTTGAATGGGCTGTAGTGTTTGTGCTTGGCTAGATACTTGATCAGCTTGTCATCCTTAAACTGCAGTACCTTTGGCTCACCATTGTGTACCCTTGACATCCAGTCTGACTTCTTACCAAAGCTTACTCGTGCAGCGTTCACAACTGACAGGTCAGATCCCATGTGGTCTATGTAAGTTACTTCAATCATTCATCTAATATCCATTCTTCTTTTACAACAGATTGATATAGGCTATGTCCTGTATCGTCTAACGTTAGAGGGTTACAGAAAGGGGAACCCCATTGCTTCCATCCATCATCTAGCTTTTCTTGAATTATCCTATTAAGTGCTGCTGCACTATTAGCAGACAACAATTCATAGTGTTTCCTTTTCATTTCTTCTATCATACCATCTCCTTAAGTTTAATTATATCAGACTCTACCTTATACTTCAGGTCATCGTCAAGTCGTAATGCTCTTGTGTCTAACCCTGTCCATGACTCTATCTCTCGCTTGTATGCCAAGGTCTTGTGTGCAGCATCAGGGTCTAACGCTACAATTATCTTGTAGTAATCCTCTAAATGTTTCATCATTGTAACATTAAGTGATGTACCAAGGATAGCTAGACCAGTCAAACCTGGTACAAGTTTAGCTGCTGATACTGCACTAATGACATCCTCTACTAGAATAACTACACCATTGGGTTTACCTACTGTACGTTTGTATACGTCAGCTACCCCACTGTATCTGTACCACTTTGGTATAGCTCCATCTAACGCACGTCCTACTGCATCAATGAGTCTACCTTCATGTCGTATTGGGAACACAGTGCGTCGATCTTTGACATCATACATCAAGTATTCATACTCTAAGTCCCAGCGCTTGACAAACTTAGTGTGTAGTGAATGCTCTGCGCTGGGTGTGACTACATGTTCAGGCCACGTAAGCAATTCTTGTTCCTCCTTTGCGGATGTAGTACGTGGGCGTAATCTACCCATGATCTCCTCTGCTGTCATGCCTGTACTGGTTGCACCTTTGATGCGACAGTCAAGCTTGTAGCAGTTGTATATTACAGTGCCATCCTCTTTGGTAGCAGTGAATGTGTTCTTACCACCACACCAAGGACAGGTAGCACGGTATTGCATTCCTTCTTTTATATCAAGACCTTCGATGTAGTTCTTAACGTTCTGCATGAAGTCTTTCCTCTTCGGCTAGCATCTCTTGTATGGTTGCTTTGATAGCAGGGTCTACCTTAGCACGTTTCTTTATGTTCTCTTCAGCAGGTATGATCTGCAGGTTACCACTCCAGTGTGGACCACCATCTGCTAAAGGCCACATATGATCTACGTGATGTTCTACACCTGTAGTTTTACTTATATTAATACAAAGTGTGTAGATCGCTTTTAATCTTTTAGATTCTAGATCACAATACTTTACAAAACTAGGTATAGAAGAACGTTTAATAGCTTTACGTTTTGCATTCCAATGGCTTCGTTTTGCCTTATTGTTTTTAGCATATGTTTTTGCGTAGTCTCTAAGCTTCTGTCTGTTTTTAGCTCCGTACTCCTTCATCTTATTTAACATACGTTCTCTATTATTTGCTCTCCATTCTTCTGTTGTCTTACGTACTTTCTCTTTATTGTTTTTACGATACTCTGCATTTATTTTACTTTGGCATGTCTTACAGTAAATATTTACACCGTCTTTAGTTTGTTTATGCTTATAAAAATGCTTTAAGTCTTTTACTTGCTGGCATATCTTACACTTCTTCATCACGTCCTCCTCTCTTAGCTAGTGCAGTCTTAGCACCGCTGAATGTATTTACTAAGTAAGGGTTAACTGATTCAGTGCTACGGTGTCCACTGACTTGCATGATCTGAGCCAGGTCAGCGCCACCCTCTACCATCTCAGTGATAGCAGTGCGGCGTAAGTCCATAGCAGTGATATTCTTTGGTAGTCCTGCAGCATCCTTGACTTCGTTGATAGCACCATCAATCTGGTCTACTGGGTAAGGCACATAAGCTCCTGCTACAGGCGTAGTCTTAGGTGCTACGTAGGTCTGGAACCCAAAGTCATCCTTCTGCTGCTGTAGCATGGCACACAGAGCCTCTGGGATAGGCAAATGAACGTCTGCTCCACGCTTACTTTGTGTTAAGTCTATGCGCTGGGCATCGAAGTCAATGTGATCCCAAGTCAAGACACGCATATCACCTACACGTTGCGCCCATTCGTAGGACATGTGTACAATTAACCCAATGCTACGCCACTTGAAGTCAGAGTATGCTGTGTCAAGAAAGGTTGACACCTGATCACGTGACCACTTAACCTTGCGTGGCTTAGGGTTCTCAGTCTTGATCAGTCTTACTGGATCGTTCTCCATAACGTCAAGGCGCATACAGTAACGCCACGCTGTGCTGAGTGTAGCCTTACGATAGTTAGCTGTGTGTGCACCTATCTGTAGCCACTGCTGATATGCTAGGTTAGTATGTCTAGCCTTGAGTGAACGTGCACGGTAGCTACCAAGAGGCTTACCTTCTACTACAGTATCAAGTGCTTTCTCTAACTGTGCAGAATACTCACGCTGTGACTTACTTGATAAGCGTTTATAGTTATCGCTGTTCAAGTAGTAGTACACAATGTCACGTACACTAGCTGTCTTGCCTGGGATATTAATTACCATTTTCTCCTCACTTTCCAGTAAACCCAACACTCTACGCAGTGGCCTTTGCCTAGCAGTAGGTCAATGAAGTATACTATGTTAGGCTTACCCTCTTTCTGCCACTGGTGGTTCCTTGCGCTGAACGTCTGGTTGTTTTGACCTCCTAGTAGTACGTTGATCAGTACGCTCAGACTCGTCAGTACTCTCTTTAGGTATCTTGCCAATCCAGTGTGTAACATCATCTGTCGGGTCATCTTCTTCGGTTCCTACCATCTCCGTTACCTTTGTTTGTATCGTATATAAACCATACGAAAGCTACTAAGTAAATAATTATGAACAGTGCAGGTATTACATACATATCTTAGAACATTGGATACCAGACATCGCCGTTATCCTGAGCCTCCTTAACATGTTTCAGTTCATTGCGTAGGTGTGCAACATCATCATACTCACCCATCCAATCAGCATCATCAATCTGTTGTTGCAGTTCGTTGTGATAACGATGGATGTTCTTTAGGTTCTCTACATTATACTTAGGCATTGTGTTCTCCTTATTTGATAAACGATACGCTATACTCTGCACCATCAAGACGGAATGTCAAGACACTATATTCGTACTGGTCACGTTCTACTTCACGGTATGTCTCAACAGTCTCGCATTGTAGTTCATCACGGTAGCCTGTCACTACCTGTTCAGTCTTGTTGCGTTCTGCTCCTGCGACACCACCGATCACAGCACCTACTCCTGCACCTTTGTCATTACCTGTGAGTGCCTTGCCTAGTAGACCACCAATGATCATACCACCTAATACATCACCACCGTCTGCACTCTTCTTGCGTGTCTCATATACTGGAACCTGGACGGTTTCACATACACGTTTAGTTTCTGGTACTCGCTCTGTGTAATACGAGTAGTGATCTTCTATTGTACCTGTCACTGATTGATCAGCTAAGATAGGTGTAGCTAACAGGCTAGCCATGAGTGTGTAGTTAAGCGTTGACACGTTCCACCTCCGCATACCAGTTCTTACTCTTAACAGCTAGCTTGTATGCTTCTGCTCTGTTACCTGTACTGTACCAACAGATAAGTTTACCATCGGTGTCAAAGAATTGTACTCTGTAAGTCATTGCTGTGTCTCCTTGTGCATGTACTTGATGACTATCTTTTTGTTGCGGGATATGATGACAACCTTACCATCATCATCATACCCTATGTATTTACCATTATGCTGCATTATGTTCATCGACTAACACATAGCGTGTGTAGCGTTGACCAGTTACAGGATGCTTAGACTTAACACCGTCGATGCGGTAGCCTAGCTTGCGTAGTTCACTGATACGCTTGGTGAAAGACTGGATAGAGTAGTCAATCATTGCCTCACGTACAGTCAAACCTTTGGTAGCACGTAAGTGTTTTAGGATGATGTTGTGTTGGTGTTTCATTAGTTTGTCTCCTTTTTAACTGTAACTAAGTTGTTTCTTACGATCTCTTTCCATGTATAGGATGTTGTATTGCCTACCATACATTTCCAGTATCCGTCAATAGTTTGTTTTATCATGAGGTCTGCGATAGTCATGGCTGCATCAATGTCATACCCATGCAGCATCATGGTCTTGTCTCCTCGTGTAAATGTGTAAGTCATACTAACTCATCCTCCTTTACGTTAGCTTCAAACACTGCACGTGCAAACCCTCGTGGTGTAGCACTGCGTATGTCTTTCGTGCGCTGGGATTTACCGCCCAACTTTAGGTGTTGTTGACTATATCCGTCAGGCTTTTGTGTCGGACGTTTGGGTGGCATAGTGAAGCCTCCACCTGTCCATAGGCATGTCTTCTTAGTGTAGCGATCCTTGGGTGCAATGTAGTCAGGCCACCGTGGATGTTCTGCCTCTGCGTCAGGGATGTACTCGCCATACTCGTATGGGTGGAATGAGTGGTCAGGCTTACGCCACAGCGTTGCTAGTCGTGACACAGGATTCTCTATGAAGTATGGAATGTCCAGTGCCTCGAACAGTGATGCACACCACCGTGCATGATTGCTTGCTTTGATCTGAAACTCAGGATCAGCCATACGTTTACGCTCGAAGTGTGCCGCACCTGATACAGCTAGATCAGTACAGACAGGGAATGCCATGCCGAATACTACGTTTGTACCTGTGAATGTACTTTGCAATGATGCAATCACATCAACGTTATGTAGATCAGTATGAACATAGCGGATCATACCACCACCATCATAGTGTGTAATACTTAGCGTGTCTGGATCGTGTTGGATGTCAAAGGCATAGCAAGTATACCCTGCTTTTGCCCAAGGCTTTAGTGCCTCACCTGTAAAGTCATACAGTGATAGTACGATACCTTTGCTCATAGTTGTACCCTCTCGTCTGCTCTGTCTGTGTATGTGCATACACCTTCGTCAATCAATCGCTTGGCTGTGCGTCCATACCAACCTTGTAACTTCCACGCCATGCCTGTGTCAATCAAGTATTGCCATGCTTCTGTTTCTTCTTCATTGTCAGCAGTCACTAGCTGCTCACATATCTCAATCGCTAACTGTAGATTCATAACGTCACCTCGTCTTGTGGTACTTCGATGCCTAGCAGTTCGCATAGCTTGTCGTATGTTTGCTGACCTGAACTGGACATTCTGTCGTAGTCCCAACCTAGATCAGCTACTAGGATTAATACTTGATCTTTCTTACTAAGTTTACTCATGACTTACCCTCCAATGCTTTCCATAGTTTCTTCCAATCACCATCATAGGCTTTGCGTTCTAGTAATACTTTACCTGTGTCACCACTCATAACAGTGATTGCACCATTGTAAAGATACACTTGTATGTTAGCTGCTCCACGTTCTAGTTTCATTGTGTCGCCTCCTCTTGCGAATCAATCCAGTCCTTACAGTCTGTCTTTCTTGGTAGGCTTAGTATCCACTCGCCTTTATTGTCAAGCACTCGCCAATCTAAGCCTGTGTTAGCTTCATATCCGTCTACAGTGTATCCCTTATAGGAGTACAAGCTATTCCCTATGCGTTTCATTGTGTTGTGCCTCCTTAGTGTTTAGTGTAACTGATGTTAAGTACTTTGGTTGACCAACATGCACGACAGTCACCACAGTTATTGCCTTGCTTAGGCGCTGGGCATTCATGTCCGTGTTGGTGTTCACCTTTACGATGCACGGTACTAGTCAACGTATGTCCACGCATAGGTGCATCACCAATCATAGTTGAGCTTACACGTATGACTAAGTTGCTAGGCTCATTGCCGTATTGCTTGCGGTATAGCTTGACTATCTTAGCCTCTCGTGTTGGTAGCCAATGGCGTATCTCTGGTGTCTTTTCACAAGCGATAACGATAGCACGTAGCATGTCCACGCTGTCCAAGTCACCACTGTCAAACCACCTGTGAAACATTTCACCAGACTTATTGGCTATACGTTTTATCTGGAATGATACTGCATCTGCCCACTTTTCGGGATTGTTAGCTATCATGTCGGTAGCTTTTAAGTAGTTATTGCGCCACCCCTTATCTACACTAGGGCGTAGCTTTTGCAGCTTTCGTGCATAGCATCCACTGCATACGCTACCCTCTACCTTAGCTAGCTTAGAGCCTACCTTGCAAGCGAATGCATCAGTAGAGAATGTAGAGCCTGGCATTTTGCTATTGCCACTTGATATGCGACTCACTTCTGTCGCAGCTTTAACTGTCCAAGTCATCGTGTTTACCTTTCCACGTAGTGCTAGCAAGCTAGCGTCTAGTTAGTTTATGTAGGTACACCCACAGTAAGGAGCGATTGCAAGTGTACCCGATAAAGTAACTATATGTTTATTCTACATCCTCCATCATGTTTTCATTCATCCAGTCTAGCGCATAATTAAATGCATCGTTTTCATTGTCTATATCGTAACAAGTGAAACATTCTACATCTACCCATTGCCCACCAATAGGGACTTGTATGTTAAAGGTAGCGGATCCATTCCATTCGATACGTAAATGATCACCATAAAAGTCTACTTCCATATAAAACATAGCATTTACCTTTCTGCTAGCTAAGTTAGTTTATTAAGGTGCACCCAATAAGGGAGGGTATTAGATGCACCCGATAAAGTAACTACTCAGTTATGACTTCATATTCTGCTACCTCAGTCAAGATATAATTGCCATTATCTGCATCGTGATAACGTGAAAAGTAACTATCTTGTGATACATTGGCAACATGAAAACATTTATATCCGTTAGCTAACAAGTCATCTACATATGTATCAATCTCAACTTGATCATCGTCGCTTAGATACGATGCATCTGCATTCACTAAGTAACAAGCCCAATGAGTTGGCAAAATAAAAGTCTCAATCTGCATAGCATTTACCTTTCTGCTAGTGTTGCTGTGTTCGTTTCGATGATTAATAGATGACATACGGGATTTTATTTGACAAGTACTTTTTTTACTTTTTATCAAACTTTTTTATAAGTCTTTGTTTTATAACGATTCTTTTTGCAATTATTATTTGTTTGGACATAGGGCACCTATACTTTCACAGTATTATTATATAAGCTCTACTTGTGGTTGTGCTATGGTATCGCTTTGGTTGTACTGGGAATGCTATAGCTTTTGTGATCACAAAAAGTGTTGATGCTATAGTATGTGATCACATTGGTGTGATGGCTCTGGTGTTTGTGATCACAATGTTGATACATGCATCGTATGGGGTATAATCGCACCACCTTCCAATGGGGTAGGGTAATACCACACAAATAGTGCATCACTCAAGCTACATGAGTAGTAAAACCTAACAAAAACAAAGCTTTATATGCTGAATTATTAGCTATTTCTTGAGTGTATTATTTCTGACAGCTCTATCTTAAGTAGAAACACTAGTAAAAACAAACACTTAGCTATATCTTGATGGGGGGAGGCATGGGCCAGGGTGGGGGTCTACGTTATACGTATATACACAAGTACACACACGGGGTTTTTGCAACCAGGTATACCATGAAGTCTTATGTTATAGTGTAACATTACCAGTATTAACAAATTAACAAGCTAGGGGTATGGACCACTGGAGCAGGTACCCTATAGTTTTAGTAACATTGTGTTACAGTTTGTTACAGTATGATCACTTTTTAGTGTAACACACATATTTCTTACTTGACATACGCTTGACAATAAGCATAACTATGGGGGTAGGGGGCTAAGTTAAACTTTAATGTAATAACTCTTAAGAGTAGTTACACATAAGAAGTAAATATAAAAGATAGTTATTACATAAAAGTTATTACATAGTGTAGTAAATATGTAAGTGGACATAGGTCATTAAACTATACATGTAACTATATGAATATTTGTACTTGACAGAGTTATTACATTAATGTTATACTATACACAGTCACAAATCATAAAAGCAATAATACTATTGTGACTACGTGCTGTGAGTAACGACACTATATTGTAACTGTGTGTCTCCTCTCCTCCCTCTCTGTAACAATTACAATGTAACTACTAGTTATTTGCAGCACGTACTTATTGCTGATTAAAGTTTTTACTTGACAATGAAACATAAACCTGTACAACTATATGCAAGTGAAGATGTCTTAACAGACTTTTACAACGCATTAGCTAACAATGACTCACGTGCTATGCAGAAAGTACACATACCAAAGTCGGATGTGTTCTACGTAAGAGAAGCTATCTATGTACGTACTGGTGAGTGGTACACGTTAGATCACGTAGAGAGAGCTATGTACTTAGAGGGACACTTGGGTAGGCATGAAGTGTTAGACCCTGACAAAGAGAGACAGTATGGATAACGTGAAGCTTCCCATTGCATTAGTAGCAGCTATGGCAGTACAACTAGCAGGTGGTGTGTGGTGGGTATCACAACAAGCTGCTACTATAGCTAGCCTAGAAGAGACTGTATCCCAGTTAGGCTCTAAGATGGCTATCGAAGATAACGTTAACCTAAAGCGTGACGTAGTAGATAACTCTAAAGAGTTAGAGTATGTATGGGATGACATGGATGAGTTGTGGGAAGAGATAAACAGTATGTCTATGTCTATTATGCGTATCGTAGAGTTACAGCAACGAGTAGCGCTACTAGAGAAGACACTAGAGTTTATCGACAGAGATCACAGTAGTCTGTTAGACCCACGTAAGATGGATATGAAGTAAGATGAGCATAGAATACCGTGGTGAAAAGTTTAGTGGTTACAACAAACCTAAGCGTACACCGAAACACCCTAATAAGTCACACGTAGTTCTCGCCAAGGAAGGTGACACTATTAAGATGATACGCTTTGGTGAGCAGGGTGCTAAGACTGCAGGTAAACCCAAAGCTGGTGAGTCGGAAGCTATGAAGAAGAAACGTGCTAGCTTTAAAGCTCGACACGCTAAGAACATCAAGAAGGGTAAGACGAGTGCAGCTTACTGGGCTAATAAAGAAAAGTGGTAAGTTATGTGGATAGGAATACTACTTGTTTGTTTTGACCCTATGGCACTCTCATGTAAAGTTATAGCTAAGCCTGAACCGTTCTACACTGAAGAGTCTTGCTTACAGGAAGCAGAACAAGTAGCAGCTAACATACGTCAGGGTGGTGCTTATGCTACTCCACATTGTCATAAAGTTGAAGGAAGTAGTGTTTAATGCCTAACAAAAAGAAAAGCACTGTTAATGCTGCAGGTAACTATACCAAACCAACTATGCGTAAGAACCTCGTTGCAAAAGTCAAAGCAGGTAGTAAAGGTGGCAAGCCTGGACAATGGTCTGCGAGAAAAGCCCAGATGGTTGCTAAGCAATACAAAGCAAAAGGTGGGGGCTACAAATCATGAAGTCTCCACAGAAAAGTTTAAAGAAGTGGACTAAACAGAACTGGCGTACTAAGAGTGGTAAACCTTCTACGCAAGGCTCTAATGCTACTGGTGAACGTTACCTACCTGCTAAGGCTATTAAGTCTCTTAGCAGCAGTGAGTATGCCGCTACAAGTAGAGCAAAACGACAAGGCACTAAGGCAGGTAAGCAGCATGTGGCTCAACCTAAGAAAGTTGCAAAGAAGGTAAGGAAGTTTAGAACGTAATGGGTGCAGGAGTAAAACACTATTTTAAGGATGGTACAGTACATAAAGGTGCTTATCATAAACACCCAGACGGTAAGCTCATGACGGGTAAGAACATGAGTAAGACATCAAAACGTTTGTATCATTATGGCGACTTGTCGGATACAGCTAAAAAGAAAGCAAGGTCACAAAGGGGTAAGACATGAAGAAGATGAATGAAGGTATGAAAGCTTTAAAGAAAGAAGCACCAGAAGTAGCTAAGAAGATGGGTTACAACTATGGTGGTATGAGCAAGAAGAAGATGGGCATGATGGGTGGCGGTATGACCAAGAAGAAGGGTTACAACAAAGGTGGCTATTGTGGTGCATCTAACCCTGCTGAACGCCCAATGAAGAAGAGTAGCTAATGGGTAACAAGTTCTATCATAAGTATCAGGATGCTTTAGAAGCTAAAGGATACCGTGTAGATGAGCATGGCTACGTGTGGGATGAACGTGGTAACCAAGCTGCAGGTGAAGACAACTACGGTAACGTACAAAGTAAAGACCCTAATGTAACAGCTATCTGTCAAGAAGCTGAAACAGCTATGACTAAACCTAAGAAGGTTAAGAAAGCTGCTAAAAAGAAAGAGGAGACTGAAGTTGTTGAAACTCTGGAGATGGTACGAGCACGTGACGAGAATGGACACTTCATCGCTGATGATCCCTCTACACCTGATGTAAATGAAGCTTGGGTAGTTAAGACAGTCAAGAAGGTTGTTAAGAAGTAATGTCTTTTGTTCAGCAGGGTAAGCCAGCACGTATTAAGTCTGTGTATGGACACAACACTGGTACAACATATGAAACAGTATATACTTGTCCTGCTAACTGTACAGCAGAGGTTACCTTTATTCACGTAGTAAACGGTGGTTCTGGTAATAATACTGTTGAGGTTGCGTGGTATGTTACTGAAGATACTTACACATCTCACTTCTTAAAAGGTAAGAACTTAGGTTCTGGTGAGTATGTTAGCTTCAATCAGATAGACCTAGTGTTACAACCAGGTGATGAAATACGTGTTACTCCTGACTCTGCAGGACACATTGATACTATACTCACTGTAACAGAAACGTTTGTGCCTATTGGTTAGCGCATAGCGGGTATTCCAATAAAGTAATAGTAAAGGCCCACGATTTAAGTAAAACTATGTTCATGTGCTAGCAAAGCTAGCGTCCTAACTAACAAAGGAGAATGGACATGGAACTAGTAATTTCTGAATCACGTATGTGGGCCACTAATTTTAAGGCGTTTTTAGTCAAAGTATTCAATGCAATGATTGAAGCACGTCAACGCCAAGCCAATATCCGTATTGCTGAGATGCAGCTACGTGGTATGACAGACCGTGAACTAAGTGACATCGGTATTGGGCGTGGTGATATTCGTCGGGTAATACGTCAGTACCCTGAATAGTCCGTCAAGAGGGAGAGGCTTGTGGACCCAGTTACGATAATTAGTGGGGCCACTGTTGCCTTTAACGCCCTGAAGAAAGGCTTTGCTATAGGCAAGGACTTACAGGACATGGGTAGCCAGCTAAACAAGTGGGCTGGTCACATGGCTGATCTAGGGCAAGCTGAGAAGCAGGTTAAGAACCCACCTTGGTGGAAAGTTATAGGTGGCTCAGTAGAGTCTGAGGCTATGGAAGTTTTTGCAGCTAAGCGTAAGGCAGAGTCCATGCGTAAAGAGTTGAAAGACTATATAAGTTTCACGATGGGGCCATCCGCATGGGACGAACTAGTGGCTATCGAAGCCAAGATACGTAAACAGAAGAAGGAACACGAGTACCGTAAAGCTGAACTACAAGAAGCTATTATAACCTGGTCAGTAACAGGTTTGTTTTTAGTAATAGGTTTTGGTGCTTTAGGTTTCACATTATATATGGTGAGCTAATGGCTAGACAACTAACAGAGAACCAACAAAAGTTTTTAGATGTGCTGTTTGATGAAGCAGGGGGTGACGTTGTTGCCGCTAAGAAACTTGCTGGGTATAGTGAGACATCTAGCACTGGTGCCATCGTAGAAAGCTTAAAAGATGAAATCGCAGATAAGACACGTACTTACTTTGCTCGTACTGCGCCCAAGGCTGCTATGGCTATGGTTGGTGCTTTACATGACCCTACTGAACTAGGCATTCGTGATAAGATGGCAGCAGCTAAAGACTTGCTTGATCGTGCAGGTTTAGGTAAGACAGACAAGATTGACGTAGGGTCAAGCAGTGGTGGGGTGTTTATCCTGCCAGCCAAGGAAGGTAAGAACGAGTAAGTATGAACCGTGAATCTTTGGGGTATTGGGAGCTACCCAAACCACACAAAGGTGAAGAGAGACAGTGGCACGTAATAGCTAGAACAACACGCACCGTGCCTTTCGGATATAGAGTACACCCTGATAACGATAAACTATTAGAACCCATACCAGATGAACTAGAAGCTTTAGAGCTTGCAAAGAGACACTTAAAGCAGTATGGTTACAGAGAAGTAGCTATATGGTTGTATAGACAGACTGGTAGATACATCTCACATATGGGTTTAAAGAAAAGGGTAGACATTGAGCGAAGACGTAAGAAAGCAGCTACAATTAAACGCAAGCTTGCCAAGCGGCTCGAAGAAACGCTACAGGAGATCAAAAGGCTCGAAGAAGAAAGTATCGGAGCCTATAGAGTCATCACCCCAGAAGAGTGAACCTGTAGTAGAAACTGTAGCAGCACAAGTAAAACCTGCTGAGTTTGATGTTGACACTGCACAAGAAGTAGTGTTTAAACCAAACCCAGGACCACAGACAGACTTCCTAAGCGCATCTGAAAGGGAAGTATTGTATGGTGGGGCGGCTGGTGGTGGCAAATCATATGCGATGCTGGCTGACCCGCTTCACGGTTTGAATGACCCTAACTTTAGTGGTCTATTAGTACGACATACTACGGAGGAACTTCGTGAACTTATCCAGAAAAGCCAAGAGCTATACCCTAAAGCTGTACCAGGTATTAAGTGGTCTGAGCGTAAGAGTCAGTGGATCAGTCCAAGGGGTGGTAGGCTTTGGATGTCGTACCTTGACAAAGACATGGACGTTACTCGTTACCAAGGTCAAGCGTTTAACTGGATAGGCTTTGATGAACTTACACAGTGGCCTACCCCTTATGCTTGGGACTACATGAGGTCACGTCTACGTAGTGCTCACAGCAGCAACTTAGGCTTGTATATGCGTGGTACTACAAACCCTGGAGGTGCTGGACACCAATGGGTTAAAAAGATGTTTATTGACCCAGCGCCATCTAATGAAGCATTCTGGGCTACGAACATAGAGACAGGTGATACTATCACATTCCCCAAAGGCCACAGCAAAGAAGGGGAACCACTCTTTAAACGCAGGTTCATTCCTGCTAGTCTGTTTGACAACCCTTATCTAGCAGACACTGGTGACTACGAAGCAATGCTTCTATCTCTACCAGAGCATCAACGTAAACAGTTGCTTGAAGGTAACTGGGACATCAATGACGGAGCAGCTTTCCCTGAGTTCAATAGACGCATACACGTTGTGGAGCCTATCGACATACCTGACTCCTGGCCTAAGTTTAGAGCTTGCGACTATGGTTACGGCTCCTATACTGGAGTACTCTGGTTCGCTGTCGCACCGACTGAACAACTGGTTGTCTACAGAGAGCTTTATTGTTCTAAGGTTACGGCTTTCGATCTAGCTGATATGGTGCTAGAAGCTGAAGCAAATGATGGTACTATTAGATACGGCGTGTTAGACTCGTCCCTCTGGCACAAAAGAGGAGATACTGGCCCGTCACTGGCAGAGCAAATGAACATGAAGGGTTGTCGTTGGAGACCTTCGGATCGCTCTCGTGGCTCAAGGGTTGCAGGTAAGAACGAGATTCACCGCCGTTTGCAGGTGGATGAGTTCACTGAAGAGCCAAGGCTGGTGTTCTTCTCCACCTGCACGAATACTATAGCGCAGATACCTAGTATACCGCTAGACAAGAAGAACCCTGAAGACGTGGATACTAATGCAGAAGATCACTTGTATGACGCATTACGCTATGGTATAATGACTAGACCACGTAGTTCAATCTGGGACTTCAATCCTGCAAAACAACACTCTGGCTTTCAAGCGTCAGACTCAACATTCGGGTACTAAATAATGGCAGAAATAGACGATCTATCCTTTGAGACAGATGAAGTAGTCGCTGCAGAAGAGCAAGAAGACACTCTGTTTGATAATGTGAGCAGTGTTGTTACTTATGTGAATGAACGCTTTAAACGTGCTGAAGATGCACGTAACGCTGATGAAGAACGCTGGTTACGCTCTTATCGTAACTACCGTGGTATCTACGGACCTGATGTGCAGTTCACGTCTAGCGAGAAGTCACGTGTGTTTGTTAAAGTAACTAAGACTAAGACTCTAGCTGCATATGGTCAGATCGTTGACGTACTCTTTGGTAATAACAAGTTCCCACTTACTATCAACCCATCTGTACTTCCTGATGGTGTAGCAGAAGCGGTACACATTAACCTAGACCCTAATGCTGAACGTGCTGGTGATGCTATGCGTACACCGTTCAATCAAGAGTCTAACAAGCCTTACCTTATTGGTCCTGACACAGAGCTAAAACCAGGTGAGACTATGGCTGACCTTCGTCGCCGCCTTGGTCCAGTAGAAGATAAGGTAGCTCCTGTATCTGAGAAGATCATTGAAGGTGACGGTACTACACCTGCTACAGCTACATTCCATCCTGCTATGATTGCAGCTAAGAAGATGGAAAAGAAGATTCATGATCAGCTACAAGAGAGTGGTGCATCTAAGCATCTACGCTCTATGGCATTTGAGATGGCACTACTAGGTACAGGTGTCATGAAAGGCCCATTCGCTGTAGATAAAGAATACCCTAACTGGGATGATGATGGTGAGTATGACCCACTAGTTAAGACTGTACCATCTACTAACCACGTATCTTTGTGGAACTTCTACCCTGACCCTGCAGCTTCTTCTATGGATGACGCAGAGTATGTTGTTGAGCGTCACAAGATGTCACGCAATCAGCTACGTGCATTGAAAGGTAGACCATATTTCATTGATGAAGCTATTGAGGATGCTGTCGCTACAGGTTCTGACTATGTGCGTAAGCATTGGGAAATGAAGATGGAGGATGACGATACTGCTCCTACAGATACTGAGCGCTGGGAAGTGCTAGAGTTCTGGGGTTTTGTAGACGTAGACATCCTAGAAGAGAACGGTATTAATATACCTTCAGAGCTAAAAGACTTACATGAAGTCAACGCTAACATCTGGATCAGCAACGGTAAAGTACTACGCTGTGTCCTAAACCCATTCAAACCTGCACGTATTCCTTACTATGCAGTACCATATGAGCATAACCCATACAGCTTCTTTGGTGTAGGTATTGCTGAGAATATGGATGATACACAAACATTGATGAACGGTTTTATGCGAATGGCTGTTGACAATGCTGTATTATCTGGTAACCTACTGATTGAGATAGATGAAACAAACCTCGTACCAGGACAAGACTTATCAGTGTATCCAGGCAAGGTGTTCCGTAGACAAGGTGGAGCACCAGGCCAAGCTATCTTTGGTACTAAGTTCCCCAATGTGGCTGGTGAGAACATGCAGCTATTTGACAAGGCTCGTGTCCTCGCTGATGAAAGCACAGGATTCCCAAGCTTCGCACATGGACAGACAGGCGTATCGGGAGTGGGACGTACCGCTTCTGGCATTAGTATGCTTATGTCTGCAGCTAATGGCAGTATTAGAACTGTTGTTAAGAATGTAGATGACTATCTGCTAGCACCTATCGGACGTGCATTCTTTGCGTTCAACATGCAGTTTGACTTCGATGAAACTATTCGTGGTGACCTAGAAGTTAAGGCTAACGGTACTGAAAGCTTGATGGCTAATGAGGTACGCTCCCAGCGCCTAATGCAGTTCCTACAGGTAGCGTCTAACCCAATGCTAGCACCTTTCGCTAAGATGGACTACATTGTACGTGAGATCGCTAAGAGCATGGACCTAGACCCAGACAAGGTGACTAACTCTATGGCTGATGCAGCTATCCAAGCTGAGATCATGAAAGGGTTCCAACAACCTGCTCCACCTCCACAAGGTGCAATGCCTCCTGAAGCGGGTGGTCCAGCGCCACAACAAGCTCCTGCAGGTGCTGATGCACAAGACCAGACAGGCGCAGGTGGCGGTACTATGGGTACTGGCGTAGCTCCTGCACCAGGTGAGCAAGGATTCAGTGGTAATGTCGCTTAAGGCTTTCGTTAACAATAAAGCTGAATGGGATGCGTTCTGTGAAGAGTTAGATAATAACATTGCAGAACTACATAAACGGCTAGAGCAATCAGAACACGTAATTGAGATGCACCAAACGCAAGGTGGTATCCGTGCATTACGTAGACTAAAATACTTGAGGGATAAAGTTAATGGCAAACAATCTTCTTGATGCAATTACTAGTCCATTAACAGGTGAATATCGTAAAAAGAAACCTTTAAGTGTTAAGGCTGCAGATACTGCACTGTCTATGACACCTGTTGGTACAGCACTAGAGGTAGGTGAAGAGTTATCATCAGACGAACCTAGCTGGTTAAACATTGGTTTAGCCGTTGCTCCTGATGTATTGGGTCTTGGCCCTGTTGCTGACCCTTTAATGAAAGCTATAAAAGGTACAAAGTTTAAGACTGCAAAAGGTTCTACATACGAAGTACAAGATGGTAATACAACTGTAAGAGATAAAGCCGCAAGACCAGAACATCCTGGTGAATCTGGTGTTCAGCCACAGTCTGTAAAGACTATTTATATGCCAAGGTCTGAACTAGAAAAGTTTGCAGGTGTTCATCAAAACCCTGATATGCCTACGGAGTTTATACCTACAGGAGCAGACACTGCTGCATTACGCCTTACTGAAGATTGGGGTCCACGTAAAGCAGGTGAGATTCTACAGGGAACAGAAGTTAAGTTTACACTTGAGCCTGAAGTAGGGTTAAACCCTGTAGAGATATTAGACTTTAAGAATCCTAAAGGTATTCACTTTGGCAACGAGATTATAGAAGTAGAAAGTAATATACCTAAAGTTAGTAAAAAATATGCAGAAGGTGGAGTAGCTATGGATGAACAAATGGATGCGGTATTTAAGTCTAGCCGTACAGAAGTAGACCCTGTGTCAGGCAACGAAGTACCACCAGGTTCTCTACCTGAAGAAGTACGTGATGACATCCCAGCGCAACTAAGCGAAGGTGAGTATGTTGTACCTGCTGATGTTCTTCGTTTCTACGGCATGAAGTTCTTTGAAGACCTACGTAAAGAAGCTAAGGTTGAACTAGCACGTATGGATGCTGAAGGACGCATTGGTGGTGAGCCTATGGGTGAGATGCAAGAAGGTGATCTTACTCCTGAAGAGATGGCTGAGATTGAGACTATGATGATGGCTGTAGGTGGTTTTGCTACACAGCAAGACACACAGTCTACACAAACTGATCCTTACCAACAGCAACAGATGATGTATCGCCAAGGTGCACCTGTAGCTATGGGTAATGCAGGGTATAACCAAGGCGGTGATGTACGAGGTTATAACTTTGGCGGTACAGCAGCTTCTATGCTTGCATCTCCCACTACACAGGCTGTAACACCTCCTACTACACCTGCTCCAATGGGTACACAAGCTAACATCGACTTCTCACAGTTTGGCGCAGGGTTTAGTTTCTCTCCACAAGCACAGCAGAACTTACAACAAATTAGTCAACAAGAAACTTCACAGTTTGATTTTACACCTGTATTAATGTATTCTCCTGAAGGTATAGAGGTTGAAGCTACAACACTAGAAGAATATAATAATTATTTAAGCATGGGTTACACAATGGCTCCTCCTGCTGTGAAACCTAGTAATGACGATGGGAGTAAACCTCCTCCTACAGACACAGAAACTAAAGACCCTACAAGCTGGGCAGATGATTTAGACTTTACAGACCCTGAAGCTCTTACAAAAGATGTATATGCTATGATTGAAATGAGCAAAGGCGAGAAAGCAGGTATGACCGCTGCTATGTCTGGTTTAGGCTTAGTAGGTGCAGCAGGTGCAGGTGCGTATCGTGCGACAGGTATTGCACGAGCTAATGCTGTTGCAAACATAATTGAAGCTATGTATGGAGAAAAGGCTGCAAAAGACATTCGTACTAAAATTAATGAAACGATAGAAGATAGCATATTCCTCAAGAATCTACCAGATGAATGGATTGATGGTGATCAGATAACATCTGACCTAACAGACAAACTGTCTTCTACAATTCTTCCTGCTGCTATGTCTAGGTCTAAAGATTTTTACCAGTCTTTGACAGGCTTAGGTGGCGGTAAAACAAAAGACTTTGATACATCAAGTAAAGCGATTCAAGATGAACAAACAGTGATGTCTCAGCAGGTTAAACCTAAAGACGACGATGATCCTGTCTTTGCTGGCGATATGGAAGAACAGATTGAACAAGAAGTAGAAGACTATGCAGCAAGCGGTAAAACTTTTGACATGAATGACCCATCCACTTGGGCAGACTAATATATCCAATATAACTATAAGGCTACCCAGCTACGGCTGGCCCCAACATAAGGAGTAATAAAATGGCTGAAGTAGAACAAGTACAGGTTGACTCTGTATCACACAAACGTAATATGGCACGTGTACAACGTGATGAAGAAGAGTTACGTGAGTTGATGAAACAAGCTGGACTGGCACAAGACGATGAAACGCAGGAAGAAGCCACCAATAGTGAATCCGATAGCGAGGGAGTTGAGAACGCCCCAGTTCAGGATGCGAGTGTATCAGAACAAAAAGATAAAGAGCCAGCAAAAGCCGAAGCACAAGAAGCGGATGATACAGAGCTAAGCGCTGAAGAGAAGACCTTCAAGCAACGCTATGGTGATCTACGCCGCCATATGCAAGAGAAAGACAAAGAGGTTACTGCTAAGCTAGAAAAGCTAGAGAAGCAACTTGAAGCAGCTACAAAGAATGAGCTTGTACTACCTAAGTCTAATGACGAGATTGAAGCATGGGCTAAGAAGTATCCAGACGTAGCAGGTATCGTTGAAGCTATTGCTGCTAAGAAAGCTGATGAACGTGCTACTGAGTTAGACGGACGCTTGAAAGAGATTGAAGAGCTACGTGTTACAGCTAAGCGTGAGAAAGCTGAAGCAGAACTAGCAGCTATCCACCCTGACTTTGGTGAGATACGTTCAGATGATACATTCCATGAATGGGCTAAAGATCAACCTAAGTGGGTACAAGATGCTTTGTATGAGAATGTAGAAGACGCTAAGTCTGTAGCTCGTGTGATTGACTTGTATAAAGTTGACAAGGGTATTACAGGTAAGCCTAAGAAAAGTTCAAGTGATAAGGGTGCGGCATCGTCTGTCATGACTAAACGCACTACTACACCTAATGATACTGAAGAGTCTAAGTACTTGCGTGAATCACAAGTAGCTAAGATGTCTATCAAAGAATACGAGAAGCGCATGGACGAGATCATGGACGCACAGCGCTCTGGTAAGTTTATTTATGATATGTCAAAGAAATAGCTTGACAAACTTTAAGTCATAAGTAAAACTATAGCATATACACAAAATAAGTGTGTATGCTTTTAAAGCACTAGCCACGACAAAGAACTACCTCAGAGTATAGGCCCAGCGCATATAGGGCGGCCACCCTTAATGTATAGCTGACCACCCTACTACAAAGAGCCTCTTTAGTGGATATGTAGTGTCACTTTCACGCCATATCTATAAGGAGAAATTAACTATGGCTATTACATCCGCATCAGGTGGATTTGACGGGAACTTCTCCCCGATTATCTATTCCAAACAAGCACAGATCGCTCTACGTAAAGCGGCTGTGACTAACGCAATTACAAACAACTCTTACTTCGGTGAGATCGCTAACCAAGGCGATGTTGTTCGTATTCAGAAAGAACCAGACGTAACTGTTAACGCTCTTGAGCGTCACACAGCTATTTCTGTTGAGAAGCTTAACGATGAAGACTTCTCATTGACTATCGACAAAGCAAACTACTTCGCATTCAAAATGGATGACATCGAAGACCAGTTCGCAAACGTTGACTATGTATCACTAGCGGCTGATCGTGCAGCATATAAAATGGCTGACTCAATGGACGCAGACGTGATGCAGTACTTGTCAGGTCACACATCAGCAGGTGAGTATTCAACTGCAACATCTGGTGATGCACAGCATGACACAGCAGGTAACCTAACAGGCGAGTTCCTAACAGCGAACCACCTAGACGCAACTGACTTCGGTAACTTGACTATTGCTGGTACAGCAACAGCAGGTGACTCAGTTCCTCTAGCACCACGCCTACCAGGTGCAACTGCATTGTCAGCAACAACTGTCTCTCCTCTAACAGTCGTCGCTCGTATGGCTCGTAAGATGGATACACAAAGTGTTGATGCACGTGGACGTTGGATCGTTGTAGACCCAGTATTCATGGAAATGCTGAAAGACGAAGACTCACGTGTACTTAACGCTGACTTCGGTGGCTCAGGTCTAATGAATGGCTTGGTGTTGAACAACCTACACGGCTTCCGTGTTTATGTGTCTAACAACCTACCAGCAAAAGGCACTGGCGCAGGTACTTCAGGTACAACAGCACAAAACGACAACTACGGTGTTATCGTTGCAGGTCAGGAAGATGCAGTAGCATCAGCGGAGCAAATCAACAAAGTTGAGAACTACCGTGACCCAGACTCATTCGCAGACATCGTACGTGGTATGCATCTATATGGACGTAAAGTCCTACGCCCAGAAGCGCTTATCACAGCACGTTACAACGCTGCTTAATACTACATAGCTTGTTGGGCTGGTCTTGTCAAGAGGCTGGCCCTTCAGCACATTTAATAGTAGGATAACTCTATGGCTACTTTTGTCGCACTAACAAATGAATTACTACGTAGACTTAATGAAGTTACACTAGACATTGCTGGTGATGGCTTTGATACAGTACGTAACGTTCAAGCCTTAGCTAAAGATGCAATCAACAGTAGCGTTAGACTTATTCTGCAGGACGGTCAAGAATGGCCTTTCCTTAAAACTACTTATACACAAACACTTACTATCGGCACTAGACAGTATAGCTTTCCCTCAGACTACTCTAGTGTTGACTGGGATACGTTCTATCTTAAGAAGTTAAGCTCAGAGGGTAACAGCCCAATGAACTTGAAGCCTATGTCTTTTGAGGAGTACACACAGAATGTACGTGCAGCAGATGATGGTGGTGATCAAGTAAACGGTGATGGACCACCTACTCGTGTGTATCAAACACTAGGTGAGTCTTTCGGTGTTACACCTATTCCTAATGCAGCATACGAAGTAGAATACGTATATTGGTCTTACCCTTCAGATATGACATTGTATGATGACGTATGTATTATCCCTGATCGCTTTAAGCACGTAGTTATTGATGGTGCTATGATGTTTATGATGCGCTTCCGTAGCAATGAGCAGAGTGCAGCTATGCATCAGAATAACTTTGAGGATGGCATTAAGTCTATGCGTCGAGTGCTCATGGATGATGCCCTATCCATTCGTTCTACTGTTATAGGTAAAGCAAGAACTAGTTCATTTAATGACGGTGCATAATGGCTGACAATCTCGCCTCATTCAAAGTATTCTGCCAAGGCGGTCTAAACACTAGTCGTGATGTGTTGTCACAAGGTGAGACATCCCCAGGTTCAGCTATTGGTTTAATTAACTACGAACCTGCTGTTACTGGTGGTTACAGAAAGATTAGTGGTTACAGTAACGACTACGGTACAGTCCCTGGTTTTGGTAATGTACTAGGTGTTTGTGTAGCAAATGGTATTAATGATGGTATATTAGCTGCACGTTGGGATACAGGTAGTACAGATTATCTATACTATTGGGATACTGCAACTGAGGCTTGGGTTACTATTACTACCCCTGCAAGTGTAGATGTATCAACCTACCCTAAAGTAAGATTTACTAAGTATAACTGGGGTGATGACAAAGTAGTAATTACAGACGGTGTAAATCCTGCAGCTACTTATGATGGTACAACTTACACACAAATTAATGCATCTACAACACCTTCTGCACCTAAAGTATCTCACGTATTTAAGAATCATTTATTCTTAGCAGGAGATGCAACAGAGTCAACTAACCTTTGGTTCTCTGCTCCTTATAATGAAACAGACTTTGATCCAGCAAACGGTGCAGGTGTAATTAATGTAGGTTTTCCTATTGTAGCTATCAAGTCCTTCCGTGATGTGCTATACATCTTTGGTAGTAACAACATTCGTAAGCTTGCAGGAGACAATATCTCAAACTTTGTACTGCAAGAAGTTACAGACGATCTAGGTTGTATGGCTACCGACAGTGTGATTGAGATAGGTGGTGACCTACTATTCTTATCACAAGATGGTCTACGCCCTGTCAGCGGTACTGATAAGATTGGTGACGTTAACCTAGAGACAGTCTCAAAAGACATTCAGTCTATCTTTACAGATGTTGTATTTGATGTTGATCTAGATAAGCTAGACGCAGTAGTTATACGACAGAAGACACAGTTCCGTTACTTCCTAGGTGCTGCAGAAGGTCAAGGAATTATTGGTGGCTTTAGACAAACACCTAACGGATTGCAGTTTGAATACGGACAGATGCTAGGTGTATTTACCACTTGTGCTGCTAGTGGTTACATCGGTCAGTATGAATATGTAATACACGGTGACTCAAACGGTAAGGTGCATAGGCAAGAGAGAGGTAATGACTTTGACGGTGAAAACATATTAAGTGTTTTTCAAACTCCTTTCTTTCATATGCAAGACCCAGAGCAACGTAAAGTTTATTATACAGTCGCAACTTATCTAAGATCAGAAGGTGACAACGAGATTATTATGTCGGCCCTTTATGATTATGAAGACATTGAGACACTAAGCCCGACTAACTTTACCCTAGTTACAGAGGGTGCTGCAGCATACTATAACGAGGCTTTATATAACAGTACTGCAATCTTTGATGGTAACCCTGCGCCTGTACAAAGAACAAACATTTCAGGCTCAGGTAAGTCAGCCTCATTTAAATACGTAACTAATGACACCAATGCGTCACACAGTATACAGGGTCTTGTGATTACATTTGGAGTAGGAGACAGGTTGTAACATGGCAGGTTATACAAGACAATCAGTAGCTGATATTATTGCTAATGCAGTTATTAAAGCTGCACCAGTTAATGCTGAGTTTAACGCAATACGAGATGCTTTTAATAACAGCACAGGCCACAAACACGATGGTACTTCTGCAGAAGGTACTTATGTTCCTCTTATCGCAGACTTAGATGGCCTCAATAAAGTAACAGTAGATACAGCATCAAACAGAGTTACCTTTCACTCAGAGGTAAGTGGTGCTGCAGTAGCCCAAGTAAGAATCCAAGATGGTGCTATTATTCCTGCTGTCACTAATGATATTGACCTTGGTAGTTCTACCCTAGAGTTTAAAGACTTGTACGTTGACGGTATCGGTTACATTGATGCTATTGTAGGTAATCTTACAGGTGATGTAACAGGTAACGTGACAGGGGATGTCACAGGTGATGTTACTGGTGACCTAACAGGTAACGTTACATCAACAGGTACTTCTACCTTCACAACAGTAGACATTAATGGCGGTAACATTGATGGCACAGTTATCGGTGCTACTACCCCTGCTGCTGCAGACTTCACTACAATGGACGCTTCAGGTAATGCTACTGTCGGTGGTACTCTAGGTGTTACAGGTGCAACAACTTTTTCCAACACTCTAGATGTAACAGGTGCATCAGGTTTTACAGGTGACGTAACTACAGTTAACCTTACCTCAACAGGTACATCAACACACAGCACTGTAGACATCAACGGAGGTGCTATTGATGGTACTACTATTGGTGCTAGTACTACTGCTGCTGGTAGCTTTACAACTCTATCGACATCTGGACAAGCTACCTTGGCGACTGCTGATATTAATGGTGGGGCTATTGACGGTACTATTATTGGTGCAACAAGTCCAGCAGCTATCACAGGCACGACAGTTACAGCAACGTCTTTTGTTGGGCCAGTATCAGGTGCTATCACAGGTAACGTTACAGGTAATGTAACTGGTAACCTGACAGGTGATGTGACAGGTAATGTTACAGCTTCAAGTGGTTCATCTACATTTACAGACGTAACCATCAACGGTACGTTGAATATGAATGCTGGTACTACAGCTACTATCACTAACCTAACAACACCAACAAACGCAGGTGACGCAGCAAGTAAAGGTTATGTAGATACAGAATTAGCTGCACTTGTAGACTCAGCCCCAGGCACACTAGACACACTAAATGAACTAGCTGCTGCTCTAGGTGATGACCCTAGCTTCTCCACAACTATTACAACTAGCATTGCAACCAAGCTACCACTAGCAGGTGGTACGATGACTGGTGACATTGCTATGGGTACAAACAAGATTACAGGCTTGGGTGATCCTACTGCAGCACAAGATGCAGCTACACAGAATTACGTAACAACTAACTTCCTAGACTTATCTGGTGGCACTATGACAGGTGCTATTGATATGGGTAGCTCTAAGATTACTACTACGTATACACCTACTAATGCTGCAGACTTGACAACTAAGACATATGTTGA